AGCGTTGTTCAAGACGTTGGCGGCTTTGATCTCTTTAGTAGAGGACATAGACCGTGCAAGTGCCTTGGTGTAACGAGAAGCGATTGAGCCGTACTGGCCGTCCTCTTCAGCTTCCTCAGTAATTGAGAATGCCAAAGCAACCGTTTCGTGCTGGTAACGCGCGGTCCATTGCTGGCCAGCGTCATCATAAGAAACAGATGCACCTTCGTTTTTAGTTGGGGCAGCGCCAAAACCGGCGAGCAGGACGTCTTCTTCGTAAGCCTTCTGAGAGGTGTTAGAAGAGAACACTGCTTCGTATTCGGATGGGTAGCTGTCATATTCTAGGCCAAAGAGGGTATTCAGACCCGGCTCTAGCATTTTCGCAAATGATGCGCGATTCATAGCCATGATTTAAATCCTTCCTTAAATACCTGCGATGTTCGTACCAAGAAGGTGTTCATTAATGGTCACCTCCATGATCGCGTTCGCACCAAAAGCATTATCTGGTGCATCGTAAAGTGCAATGATCTTACAGGAAGCAATTCCTGCGGCCATTGTACCACTAAGTTCAAAGCCAGATTGACCTGTGAGGGTCGAACCTGCGCCAGCAACAACATCAGCGCAATTGCCGACATTAGTCTGGGCAGTTGTACCCGCGCTCTGAACTTTAAAGACAGTGTACGGATCGTCATAGACATAAGCTATGATTTCTGTGGCCACTGTACCCGTAGGCCAGTATTCACTGTACACATATGAACCATCTGCTGCGGTATATGATACCCCTGCAAAGACACCAATATTATTGGCTTCCCCTGCGGTGTGCGGAGTAAGCAAGCCACTGGCAATGAGAATTACAAGATCACCTTTAAAGATGTTCTCTGCAAGACCACTAGCAATAGTGTACTTATTAGCACGAGGCGCATTACCACTCATATGGCGAACTGGGACAAACCCAAAAGCAGCATCAACATTTGCCATTTTTTCGCTCCTATAGCGTTAAAGTTAATCGCTCATGGCAGAAAGATTTCTGCCGCGACTTGTTTCAGACTTCCTATCCTGTTGGATTGGTAGTCCATTACGCCGTCCTAGCGCGTCTAGGTCACCTGCAACGGATTCGTTTTGCTCACCATTCTTACTAGAATAGTATGCTTTCATTGATCTATGCCGTTCTTCGGGCATTTCACAGAGCAACATTCCTTCGATGCCTATGCAACCTTCCCACTGTCCGTGATTAATAGTCGGAAACAACTTACTCTTCACAGTTTCAGCTTTACGCGCTGACCACCCTTCTCGCATCCGCTTATATACATTGTCAGGAGTATCCCTGCCTTGTATCGAAGTTGCGACCCACCTTTGGACATGACCGGGACGAGCTTCGGGCGCATCCAAAAGTGATGGTGGTTTCCATGCAGTATCTTGACGAGCTTCCTCATCACGCACAGACTCACGAGCTTCACTCGCACGAACATTTCTTGACTCAGTCATTAGTTGGCTTCCTTCTGTTGACGCCGAATTTCGGCTTCATATTTTTTAAGACCATTTGCATCTGTGATACCAAGTTCTCTAGCCATTCTGAGTTGTTCTTGCGACATTCTAACTCTATTGCCTTTGTAACTCGAAGAACCGCCTGTAGTGGGGGCGACGGGAGGCCTACTTTTTGTTCTCGTTTTACTTGGACTTGATCCAGAGGATAACTCAGGAAATACTTTTTGTAAACGGTTGTTTAAATGGTCGTAATAATCGTCCGAATTTTTGTCAAAACCTTCTAAATCAAGTTGGACATCAATCGCACGGGCTGCGGCTGTCTCTCGTTCAAAACCTGCGGAGTTGAACCAGTTGTTTTCCTTCCACCAAGACATAGCCTTTGGTGGGGCTGGGTTTTGTGCAGGTTGCTGTTGCTGCTGGCGTTGCTGCTGTTGGCGTTGCTGCTGTTGCTGCTGACCTTGCTGCTTCTGCATGTCTGCAATACGCATGGCCGCTCTCATATCAGCCATCTGCTCTTGGAAGTTAACCTGCGCCTCCGTGTCGCCCTCCTCCACAGCAGTAGTTAAAGCCTGCTTGGTTTGGGCGTAACGCTGGTTAAAGCTCTCTTCAGCATTCTGCTGAGATCCCTGCTCCAAGCGTTCGAGACGTTTCTGGAGCTGTGCATTATGCTCCTGAATGTTCTTGGCTTGGATTTCGGCTTCCCGGCGTTGCCCGACTAGCTTCTGGATACGCTTCTGAACTTTAGGGCCATACTCTGGCTCTTGTTCTTCGGCAGTGTCCACGGCTTCCTCGCGGGCTTCTTGTACGGGATCGTCAACAATTTCTATTTCAAAATCGTTTGGATCACCTTGAGCCTTTTTAATCTCAGACTCAATTTCTTCCATTATTTGATTGTCTGCCATTTTGTTCACCCCACATATGCGGCGACTTCAACCCCATCTGGCAAGATCGATGTGATTTCATCATCGTTCAGCAGAAGGAATTTAACGCCCTTTACAACAAGTTTCTGACCAGCATATTTTCCATAGGTTATGCGATCTCCGACCTTGGGACTAACTTCGGTACGCCAGCGTTTGCCAGTGTCCCTGTCCCGATACGCTAAGTCACCCAAGGCGCAAACTGCGCCGTGAGCTGTCAGGTATTCTTCATTGTCTTGTGATATGGTTGGCAGGTGTATCCCGCCTGCGGTTTTCTTCTTGACCTGATTAGGCTGGACTAAAACCTTCCAATTTAAAGGTATTGGCAGTTGATGCGAAGTAATTGTGGCATCGGTATCTTCGTCGGTATAAGTTTTATCATGTTGATGAGACATGTCATTCATCCTCTTCGTTTACACTTCTAATAGTCTCGCGGATAATCTCAGATGCTTGCATTAAGCCTTCTGCAATCCCTACGTTTTTGTTGTATGAATTAAAGTCGGACACCCGACCATCAACCATACTCTCAGCTATCTCTAGCCTTTTCTTGTTCAGATTTTCCCTGATCTGTTGGAGCAGATCGCTTACCGTCATTTTTAACGCCTCCTGACATGGATACGCCAGTGACGTGAACAGTCACATCCTTTTTTTCATCTGACATTTAGTATCCTTTCTTAGTACCTTTTTTCTTTACAGGCTTTTTAATCTTTTTCATAGGCTTCTTTTTTCCGTACTTCACGTTACGTCCTCCTGTCATTAATTTTCCAAAACTTGCGCGGTTCATTGGCATCACGCAGATCCCGCAGATAATTCACGGGCTAGTATCTTGAGCGTATCGGCAAAGCCCTTGTCCAGCTCCTTTGCAGCCATAGCAAACTTGCGCGGCGATATATCGTCAGTATCCAAGCCACGTTTCTTTAAGAAACTTTTTGCAGCTCTTATCTCTGCCTGCGCTACTTTTTTAACTGCCGCTCTAGCCATATCAACTTACTTCCTTATCACCACGCCTTACACGACCAGTATCGTGCTTTAGTCTTTGGGCCGGGGTCATCGCAGTTATGCCGCGCTCTAAAGTTTGACCTACGTCCCTTTTCGTTCTTCCTGATCTTCATATTTGGATCGCCAAAGGTCACCCGCTTAATCTTATCGCCGTCCGTGACGTACACCACAGACTTCTTCTTTCCGTAGGATGTCTCACCCTTGGATATGCGACGCGGATTGTTGAGCTTTACGCTCTTACCTTTGTAAGTTGCCATTAGGCTTTGGCAACCTTCTTAGCTGTAGCCGACAGATCCTTCATGTGAACTAGGAACTTGCTGGAGGCAGTGTGCTTTGCGCCAGACATAACTTTGCCCTTGGCATCCTTGTGGGTAGCGCCCTTATGCTCTTTGCCAGTCTTAAAGTAGTGCTTTATACCTTTAGCCATTATGCTTTCCTTTTCTTCATTGGTTTCTTTGCGGTCTTGGCCGCAGCTTTAAATGCACCTTTAGCTGGAGCGCCCTTGGCTCCAACCTTACGCATTGTTTCGCCAGATCCAGCCTTGATGCGTTTCTTTTTTGCCGCAATGTTAGAATATAATCCCGGTGGTTTAGCCATTTGCTTTCCTTTTAATGTTTTTAATATTTATGGAGTTTATGGTATGCCAAGATTAGCCCTCTGCGCTGGGGTCAAGTTATCTAATGCCCCTACGCTACCTCTAGAGCGATTGGTGAGCTGTGTAGCATTATTCTCTCGAACTCCCCCAGTATCTGTAGATCCGATATCTTTTCTAGGGAGTCCTCCTCTTCCAGAAGGCTGTTGTACGCTCTGTCCAGAAAGTCCTTCTGCCTCTCTGAAGGGAGAGACATCCGATTTGGCCCCAAAACCTCCGAAATTCTCTGAGAGTATACGCTGGGCTGCTCCTGCTCGTTCATTGTTATTTCCTATCCATTTCATCACTACAACGTCAGGGAAACCTCTGGATTCATCCCACCCAGTGCTTCTCCAATATGATAACAGTTCATTATATTGTTTTTCTGTGTTTTCTGCAAGAAATACATTTTTGTCAAAGGGAACCTTGCCTACAGTCTTGAATCCATAGTCTTTATATATTCTTGGCAAAAACCCATTAGGGTATTTTGCAGATGGTACAGCAAAGGCATCCAGTATAGTAAC